ACAATTCAATACCACAAAATGTTATTGATTCTGCAAATCTTAAAGATAATGCTGTAACAACAGCTAAAATAAATAATTCTGCTGTAACAGGAGATAAACTAGCATCAACAATAGATGTATCAGGTAAAACTATTACATTACCAGCAGGTAGTGTAGGAACTACACAACTTGCTACTGACTCAGTTATAACTTCTAAAATTACAGATGCTAATGTAACAACTGCTAAAATAGCAGACTCTAATGTTACAACTGCAAAAATTGCAGATGATGCAGTTACTGCTGATAAAATTGCAGATGCAGTATTAGTTACAAACTCAGAACATTCTGGTCATTCAGTAAGTGATACTACATTGTTTACTACATCAGCTTCTGATGCTAGATATTTTAGACAAGATTCAACAGAAACAATATCATCAGGTGATACTTGGTCATCAGGAGATACAAAAATTGCAACAACAGCAGCAATTAATGCTAGAATAGTAGATCTTATAGATGATGTTGGTGGATTTGTTCCTATAACAAATGAAACATCTTTTCCATCAACTAATCCAGGAGCTGGAGTTTTAGTTAGTATACAAGAAATTTCTAGTACAAGAACACCTTCAACAGGAACTATTACAATAGCTAATGGTCAAGGATCAAATACAGTTACAATTAATAATGCAGGAACTAATTCTTTAACAGCTGGTTTTGGAGCTATTGTAGAAGCAACTTCAACTCTTAACACATATAATTTTCATAGATTACAACCTAAAGCAACAGAAGTTTCTACAGTTGCTACAAATATAACTAATGTAAATACAGTTGCTACAAACATATCAAATGTTAATTCAGTAGCATCTAATGCAACAAATATTAATACAACTGCAACAAATATTGCAGATGTTAATACATTTGCTAACAGATATAGAATAGCATCATCGGCTCCGACCAGTTCATTGGATGTGGGTGACCTTTATTTTGATACGACAGCTAATGAATTAAAAGTTTATAAGTCATCTGGTTGGGCAGCTGCTGGATCTTCAGTTAATGGTACATCTCAAAGATTTACATACACTGCATCTGGTGGACAAACAACATTTACAGGAAATGACAATAATTCACAAAGTTTAAGTTATGATTCTCCATTTATTGATTGTTATCTTAATGGTGTAAAACTTGTTAATGGTACTGACGTTACAGTAACTTCAGGTAATTCTGTTGTTCTTGCATCAGGAGCTACTGCTGGTGATGTATTAGATCTTGTAGCATTCGGAACATTTAATGTTGCTGCAATAAATGCAGGAAACATAACAGCTGGATCTTTAGCTAATGCTAGATTGCCAAGCACAATATCTGATAAAACTATACAAGCATCTACACCTCTTACAATTAAAGGTGATGGATCTAGTGCTGATGGTAAATTAATTCTTAATTGTCATGTTAATACACATGGTGTAGGTATTCAAGCACCACCACATTCTGCTGGAGCTACATATACACTTACATTACCTAATAATACAGGTACAAATGGACAAGTTTTATCTACTGATGGCTCTGGTGTTTTAAGTTTTATAGATGCTGTTGAAACAAAACCAACAGTTGCAGATGTATCTCAAACAATAGCACCTGCTACAGCTACAACTATAAATATTACTGGAACAAATTTTGTAGCTATACCAAGAGTAGAATTTATTAAAACAGATGGTTCTGTTACACAAGCTAATACTATATCATTAACAAATGCTACAACGCTTTCAGTTAATGTAACATTAGCTTCTGGAAACTATCATGTAAGAATAGAAAACCCAGATGGTAATGCTGGAAGATCAACAAACAATATTATTACAGCATCTACAGCTCCATCATTTAGTACATCTGCTGGATCTTTAGGTACTATTGCAGGAAATTTTTCTGGAACAGTTGCAACAATAGCAGCATCATCAGATAGCACAATTACTTTTTCTGAAGTTACATCTGTACTTACAAATGCATCACAAGCAAATTGTACATTAAATAGTTCAACAGGTGTAATTACAACTTCAGATTTTGGTGGATCAAGCACTACACCAACAACATATAATTTTACAATAAGAGCAACAGATGCCGAAGGTCAAACAGCAGATAGAGCATTTAGTTTGACTTCTAGTTTCGGTGCAACAGGTGGAGGACAATTTAACTAATGGCTAGTACACAATTACAAAGAACATCAGGTACATCAACAGAAAATTACAAATATACTTTTTCAGCTTGGGTGAAAAGAACTGGGGTATTAGGTTCTAGTTCAGTAAATGAAGTTTTGTTTAGTGCTTGGGATGGAAGTAATAATTCAGCATATATTCGTTTTGAAGATCAAAATGATAATCTTCAAGTATATGACAAATATGGTTCAGTAGTAGATTTGAATTATCAAACTGATATGAAGTTTAGAGATCCAAATGCTTTCTACCACATAGTTGTAGATGTAGATGGTACTAGAAGTGCAAATCAAAGATGTAAAATTTATGTAAATGGGTCACAAGTTTCTTGTTCAAATACTACAGATACTGGAGGAACTCTTGCCATGAAAACAGTAACTGCAACAAATGCTACAAGATTAGGTGCAATAAGAACTTCTGGTGGAGCAGAATATTATTTTAGTGGTATAATGAGCCATGTTCACTACATTGATGGAACTGGATATGATGCCTCATATTTTGGTGAAACAGACAGCACAACTGGAGAATGGAAAATTAAAACAAATGTTACTGGTGTAACTTATGGAAACAATGGTTTCTTTGTTTTAAAAGATGGTAATTCAGTTACAGACCAATCTGGTAATAGTAATAACTTTACAGTTAGTGGTGGTACACTTACAAAAACAGAAGATAATCCAAGTAATGTTTTTGCTACATTAAATCCTTTATTAGGTCCAAGATATTCTACACAAACTTTTTCAAATGGTAATACTACTGTTGCTGCTAGTGGTGGTGGTCATGAGATGCACATGTCTACATTAGCTATTCCAAATTCTGGTAAATATTATTATGAAGCAAAATTAGATGCTATAGGAAATTATCCTATAATTGGTGTAGTAGAAGCAAAGAATGTTTTTACAAACAATAAAGACATTAATACTTATGGCTATGGTTATTTTTTTAATGGTAATATAGTTAAATTAGGAGGTTCTCCAATATCTCCTACATATAGTTCATACACTACAGGCGATTTTATAGGAGTTGCTGTTGATTGCGATAATAAAGAAATTTATTTTTCTAAAAATGGTACTTGGCAAAATAGTAGCGATCCAGCAAATAGAACTAATCCTGCAATAACTGGACTTCTAACAGAAGATTTAATGTTAGGAGTAAATAATTATAGTGGAACATGGTCTGTTAATTTTGGCAATGGTGCATTTGGTTCTACGCAACTTACTGGAACAACTTATCAAGGAAATGAAAATTATGGAATTTTCAAATATCCAGTGCCTACAGGCTTTAGAGCACTTTGTACAAAAACATTAAATTTATAGGAAAAAATTATGGCATACACAACAATTAATAAATCTACAACGCATCAAGATACAAATTTATATCAAGCAAATGGTAGTGGTAAAACTATAAGTGGTATGGAATTTCAACCAGATTGGATATGGACTTCAAACAGAGACACAGCTTCTTATGAACCAGCTCTTGTAGATAGTGTAAGAGGTGGTACTAAAAAATTATTTTCTGCAAGAACTGATACTGAAACTACCGATGCAAATGCTGTGACATCATTTACTTCTGATGGTTATGTAATTGGTTCAAGTGGAAGTTTTAATTATAGTACAGATAATTATGTAAATTGGTGTTGGAAAGCAGGAACAACTGGTTCTGGTAACACTACTGGTTCGGGAACATATAAAACATACAATTATTCTGTAAATACAACAGCAGGATTTTCTATTGTAAAATATATTGGTAATGGCTCTAGTGGACAACAAATTCCTCATCATCTCGGAGCTGTTCCACATTTAATTTTCTTAAAACCTTTAGATGCGGCAGACCATTGGAGAGTTTATCATCATAAACTGCATAGTTCTGCACCTGCGGAATATTTTTTAAGATTACAAACAACAGGTACAACAGGAGATAGTAGTGATATTTGGAGTGATACAGCACCAACTTCTTCTGTTTTTTCAGTAGGTAATAATAGTGGTGTAAATGCAAATGACCAAGAATTTATAGCTTATGTATTTTCAGAAAAAATTGGTTATAGCAAGTTTGGGTCTTATACTGGTAATGGAAATGCAGATGGATCATTTATTTATACTGGA